TCACAGTCATTCAGGTGAGCGAGGTATCTTCAATCGAGAAGCTGCTGTCAATCAGGCTAAGAAGAATGGACGTAGAGATATAAACCATGAGTTCGGTACTAACCCATGCTCAGAGATTATTCTTAGACCATACCAGTTCTGTAATCTATCTGAGGTAGTAGTCAGAGAAGGTGATAGTATCTATGATCTAGAACGTAAGGTCAGACTGGCTACAATTCTCGGTACACTACAATCTACTTTGACACACTTCCCGTACCTCAGAAAGATATGGCAACGTAACACTGAGGAAGAGAGATTACTGGGTGTATCGCTGACTGGTATACTGGACAACAAACTATTAGGAGATACTGTTGAACAGACTAGAACACTTCTTGAACGACTCAAAGACGTGGCGGTTGATACTAACTTACAACTATCCACTGACCTCAATATTCCTAGTTCTACTGCCATCACTTGTGTTAAGCCTTCTGGCACTGTTAGTCAGCTTGTTGATTCTGCCAGTGGTATTCATCCTCGACATAGTAAGTATTATGTACGCAGGGTTAGGGGCGATAAGAAGGATCCTCTTACATCGTTCATGATCGAGCAAGGGATACCGTCAGAAGATTGTGTCATGCGTCCTGACTCTACTGCTGTCTTCAGCTTTCCTAAGAAAGCACCGCACAATGCACTACTGCGTGAGGACTTGACAGCTACTCAGCACTTAGACTTATGGATGATGTATCAGAAGCATTGGTGTGAACACAAGCCATCAGTCACTATCTCAGTAGAGGAGGACGAGTGGGTAGAGGTAGGGGCTTGGTGCTGGAAGAACTTCGATGATATCAGTGGTGTAAGTTTCTTACCATATGATGGTGGAACCTATCGCCAGGCTCCATACGAAGAGTGCAGCGAGGAAGAGTACTTGGAACTGCTTCATAAGATGCCTGAGAGTATTGATTGGGATAGTCTCATAGAGGTAGATGACAATGTAGAAGGGACACAAACACTGGCTTGTACAGCAGGGGTATGTGAGATCTAATCTTTCTTACTATTAATGAGATCAAACAGGGCACGTACTTTCTCTTCTAACACAGAGATGCGTGCCCCAATTTCTGCCTTCCAAGTTATAGCCAGGAACACTACGATAAGAAGACCTGATATGATCTCCCAGAAGTTGATGATGAAGTTTTCCATTTACCACTTCTTTCCGTCAGAAGTTTTAGTACCTTTGGGTACACCCTTACCGAATAAGATCATTGAGTTCTTTGCAACCCTATCAAGGGCAGCTCCACCAAACTTTTTTCTATTCCAAAATTCATTGTAAGCATCATTTAACTTACCGTCACTATAGTGTTTACCCCATTTAGGATAGACATCTCCTCGGTATGCTAAGTCAGACAATGCAGAAAATTTTTCAGGATCGTTCTGTGCAATAGCGTCTACTAAGTCAGTACCCATCTTACGTTTAAGGTCTGCAATCCTATCCTCATAAGCTGCAGGAAATCCTAACGCAATGTAGTCTTTACCTTTTCTCTTAGTCTGACCTACTCCTTGAGTAAGAATACCTTTTGCTTTCTCTTCTTTATTTAAGTAATAAGGATCAGGTAAGTAACCTTCATTAGCAATTACATACTCTTGTGCCGGAGTTAATTGAACATTTGGATTGTCTGCTTTGTAAGCGTCGACCGCATCTTGTCCCCCAAACCATTTTCCTTGTTTAGATAACTGACCGTAGCTGGTGTTCCACATCTCTATGGGAGGATCTACTATTTGTGGCATCGTTACTCCTATGTTACTCGTATAACCGTTTAACTTCTCGTTGGTACTCAGGCTCATTGTAATAACTAATAGGACGATTAGCATATTGAGGATCATATAACGGAGAGTTAGGATCAGCCGATGCGTTACTTAATGCAACACCAGCTTGATAGTACTCAGGGTTTTCGTACATAGAGTTGATAGATAGACCAGGATCAAAAGGTTGTTGTCCAGGCATAACAGGTTGCATAGGATTACTATAAGATGGGTTACCCATTCCTTGACCAAACAAACCACTTTCTCTTAACACATAGTTTGTCCTATCCATTTGATTGTTTGCAGCTTGTACTTGATTCTCTAAGTCCATTAGATCTTGAGATGCTCTTTGTGCTTTGCTTTTATCTATTTGTTCTTGTATTAAATTATTAGTTAATTGTCTACTGTTCTCAAGTATTTTATTATTTAATTGTTGCTGTTGCTCTTTAACAAGGTTGTCTTGATACTGTTCTTTCTGAGCTATAGCTTGATCTAACCTTCTTCTTGCTTCTTCTGCTGGATCAAAGTTAACAACATTGTCAACAATATCATCAAAGACATTTTGAAAACCTCTGTCAAATCTTTTAGCACCACTTACAAGAGAATCATAAATAGCGGTAGAGTTATTGGCTTCTATTAATGGATTAAGAATAGAATCTTTAATGTCTCCAAAAGCAGCAGCCCTGTCTTTATCGCGTTGTTCAAACATTTCTCTTTCCATAGCTTCTGTAGCTCGGTCACCCATCTCTATTAACTCAAGCTCGTCTATTGCTTCTTGGTCAGGAGCCTCCGGTACATTTGTCATGTCTTGTTCTGAGACAATAGGAGGAAGAACTGTAGGGTTTGGATCACGTTGAGTAAACAAACCTATAGGAGCTAACGCTTGTGTACCTGGAATAGGGAATCGAGGACGCGGAGGTTCAAGAGATGCCTGTGCCTGTGTGCCTGTAACAGGAAACCTGCTTCTCATTTCTCTCTCAGGTACGTTTAAAGGGGAAGGAGCAGGTACTACATAAGTAAGACCGCCAATGTTTCTTAACTTCTCACCTGATTTAAGTCCAATTTTACCGTCGTATCTTTTGAAAGTAACACCAGCTTCACGATTTATTTTTTCTTGTGCTTTGATGTCAGCATACTCAGGTCCACTACGAGTACCTACCCAGTTCATTCCAGGGGTAGCCTCCCTTTGTTTTTGTATGTCACTCTTAACACCAATACCTAGCTGCTTGAGTCTTTCCATTAAAGTAGCCATTATCTTTCACTCCGTTTTCTGATTTCTCTATTAAGTGCTCTATCGTAATCTTCTTCAATACCACCACCAAGCCAGTAGTAGTACATCTGCCCTACTAAAGGTATGTCTTTTAATATTCTTTTATCTATTTTTTCAGTACCTTCTGAAAACCCAGTTATAAGTGCGTCAGCAACGCCCTCTAAGGTAGACAGACCAGGGGCAAAGAATCTTATTCCTCCTAACGCCCCACTTATATCACCTTCCGCTAGTTTTTCAACCATGTATTGAGAAGCACCAAATAATTTAAGAGCGTGGTCTGCATGATCTAACGCAAACTCTGCTATTGTTTCATTATCTTCGTAAGGCATTTCTTGTGACCCGTACCTTATATAGTCTTTAAGTGTATCAACACCAACACCAGCAGTAGGTACTGTCATGAGCCACGTTGCTGTATTCTTTACAGCTTCTTTCTTGTTGCCTTTCTTCCACTCACCTCTTGTTCTTCTAAGAGTATTAGAAAGTTGTTTAGCTGCGAATGTTTTAAGTGCATATAGCACTTTACCGTTAGGCATCTGCAGATATCTTAAAGGCATTTCAGATAAAGATATAGGCTGTGCTTTAGCTAACTCGTTCCAGAGGAGCAACTTGACGTTATCATCTATCTGTCCATTACGAAGAGAATTAACGAGCTTTGGAAACTCTACACCAAATTCTGCTTGATGTTTCTCCGCTAGTTTCTTAATACCTGCCGGAGTCTTAGCTAACTTCTCTACTTTCTTTAACGTACTATTGATAAGCACATTCTTTCCAAACCTATCTATGTGTCTAAAACCAGACGCAGTAAAGAAAGCGTTTAGAGTTTTAGCTAATACTTTTTCATTACTAAACTCTTCAGCCATTACCTGATCAAGACCGAGTTTTTGCATACTGACTCTTCTTGCTCCTGGACCAAGTAAAGATTGAACAGAGTTCCCTAAACCGTTTATCCATACAGACGCAGACAAATCTGCTGCCTGTGTCGCAGCCGAAAAGGGATTAGCTAGTTTAGTTAGATAAGTTAAAGACCTTAAAGTCTGTATTGTTTTACTAGCAGACATTTCTCCAGTAGTAAACCTTGCGTTTAATATGTTTCTTACTGTAGCTGCTTCACCTTCAGGAATGTTTTGCAGTTCTTTTTGTACAATAGAGCCTACTGATTCTTTAATATCTAACACATCATTAGTCAATGTTTTACCAGCCCCGCCAAAGAAACGCCTCTTCTCTGCGTTGTTAGTAGCAGACCTTATGTAACTTGTTAATCCCTCTAAAGGATCAGCATATAAATCTAACTGGTCATCTCTTATGTTTTCAATTACTCTCTTCTGCCCGAAACGTACCCCTCCAACAGCATCAGTAGAACCTAACCTTCCCCTTGCTACTTCGTTTAGTATCCTAACCTCTTCTGCATCAGGAAGACTGCCTTTCTGACTAATCTTTAATTCTTTTTTTCTTTTAGCTATTGCTCTTTCAAAAATGTTTGTGGCTTCTACACCTAAAGATTTTCTTAATGCCTTTACATCTCTTACTTTTCTAGGGAAATAATTATATAACTTAGGTAATGTTTTATAACCTGCGCTTACTAAGTCATAGTGCATCTCATCTAGCAACTTAGTAACTTCTTTAAACGATTTCTCACCGCCTTCTATCTTACTAAACATTTTACGAGCAGCGTTGAAGTCACCATTTAATAGATAACCCTTCATAGTTCTTTTGTCACCAGCATTTAACTTACTGTAGATCTGCATAAAAGGCTGAGCACGTTGTGCTCTTTCGTTACTTTTTATGTGAAACTGTAAATCAACTTCTCTTAATCGTGTAGCTAAACGAGGAGACACTGCCTCTAATCTGTCAGCAATAGGAGCCCAATAATCTTGTAATATTCCACTGTTAATCCTGTTAACGGTGTCTAAACCATTATTACCAATCGCTTGTGCTACTTTTACTTCAGCTAATGTAGGTATAATAGGACGAACGTCAGATATCATGAACGACATCGCAATGTCTTCAGCATCTAAATCACTGTTCTCTTTTATATAAGCAGGAAGAGCATCATCTGCTACTCCTTCTGCTCTGGCTTTAAAAGCTAAATCGTTAACCCTGTCTGCTATCTCTTCTGCTTCTTTAACTTCTAAAGGACTAGCATTACCTTGTTTATTCTTTAGTTTGTTATAGACTTTACCTATCTGCCTACCACCCCAGATTGTAGCTGTACCACCTGCTGCAGATAGACCAGCAACTTTAGCTGTTTGTGTTGGATCAACTTTACCTGTCTTCATATACTGATCGAGTATGTCATACTCAGCACCTAGTAATGCAGACACGCCAGCCACTGCTTTGTATCCTTGACCAATAGGTATAAGTGTTGTAGGTGAAGCAATAGCACCACCAAAGTTTCCTATCTTAGCAGACAAAGTATCTGTTTCGTTAGCAGCTACAACATCAGCGTATTCTTTATTAACCATATCTAGTCTGCGCTTAGTCAGGAAGTCTCTACGTTCCTGTGATCCTGGTTCCATCTGCATAAACTCTTCGCCATACGTTTCAGTAGGGTTAAAGAATCTACCCGTAGGTATATAACTTTCTATAATGTCACCAAGATTTCCTAAGTCAGACCTAGAAGAAGCAAACCCATAACCTAACTGACGTAAGGTAGATGTCTCTTGTGCATAAGCATCAGGAAACTCTTTTTTAATTATGCTTTTAATTTCTGAGTCACTTTGATCTGCTCTGAATACACCAATAGAACCGTCAGGTAATGTTATCTCTTGTGTTTTCATTTAGTACCTACTTGTGTAAAGTCTCTTCGTACAACTGCTCCATCTTCATTTACTGTAGTAGGAGCAAGAGGAGACGGAGGATTAAACTTCCAATCTTGTCTACCAAGACCAGCTAAACCTCCTAATGACTCAGTAGTAAATAAAACTCTGTCTCCAAAAGTAATTGGAAACGCTTCATTAACAATAACTTTGTCTTTTATTGCTCTTTTATAGGCTTCAGCTAATGCTTGTTCTTTAGTAGCTCCTTTAAAAGCAGGTTCTCTTAATATAATATCTGCTTGTTGGTCTAAATAATTAGCTGCTCTTTTTTTTGTTTCCAGATCCAAATCAGTATCAGCTAAGAAAGATTGTTCAATAGATGTTTGTGCTGCAACTGATGGTTCATCAGATCCTGTTGCTATGTCTTTTTCATAAAGACGAACGCTCTGTAAAGAACCTGGATCTACTGGTTTCATATCATCTAAAGTAAAATACTGATTGTATTTGTTTCTACCAACTGCTCTTCCATCTTTAGTAACTACTTCAGATATCAGTACTGGCTCAAGTGCCGTAGCTAACTCTAGTTCATAAGCCTTTAAGTCTTTAGCTCGATCAGCAAAGTACAAAGCCTCTTGTGCTAGTCCTGCTTTACCAAGACTAGAAGACAATGCAGATACTTTATCAGCATCGTTTAGATCTTCAATACCTGTGCTACCTAGTATTTTTCTTAGTTGGATGTTTCTACCTAATCTAGGATCAGCCATAGGGGTATCTCCAAACAAACCACCAAGAAGGCTACCAGCACCACTAGCTATGTTATAGCCAGACTGATAAAACTGTCTAGCCATAGGGTCTTGATAAGCTGCTAAAGTATTCTGCAACTGCTGCTGTTGTCTTTGTTTACCTG